GAACTATTGTACGCGCACGACCCCAAATTGATCATGAATATTTGGAGAGCGTGCGAGATTATGTCGAAGAATATAAGAGGAAATACGGTGACTCACCATTTGCACCGATGAATATTCCTTCGACGCAGGAGGATACGCCAAAACCTCAAATGGATTTGTGTTTTGAGAATGGAACAACACATTTTTACAATATGACAACAACTATGGCGACACACAACGCAACATCGTCAGCACAGAAATTGGCAGTCGGATTAGTTACTCTAGGAGTATGTTTCGTTGCATTATCGGTACCAGCAATAATTACGATTGTAGAACACCTACGATTTCGAAAATTGAGAGTCCGAAGCGTGAACAAAAGTTCAGTTGAAACATCATATGAACCGCCGACAGTACCGTTATTTCCAGATGAGAATAATAATCCAGATGTTATTGAACCACAAATGGAAACGGACAAGAATGAACAGACGGATACATCATCTTTTGATGATAGTGAAGCAACACCAAGTGAACGACGTTGTAGTAATACAGATTGTTATTGTTCGTCTACTACTGGAGTGCGTTTTGCACTCATGATGGCTAGTATACGCAAACTTATCGCGTACATAATACATTGGAACAGTAGATTCGATTTGTGCGAAGATCATTTACCGTGCATGGAACTTGGAATTTTAACTGGAGAAATGGAGGAAATTTTCGAATTGGTTACTAAATCAACACCATTTACACACGTCTCGTTTGACGAGGATTACAATGAGCAGATTTTAGAAAAGACATTGAGTTTTTCTTGCTGTGAAGGCGGAGCGTACGATATATTAGCTCGAGCCATAATGATGTGTGAATTCATTTCGGACATGGCAAAATTAACTTTGAAGCGACCATTTTGTACATTGAATGGTCTTCATTGTTCTGAACAGACAAGAATGCGTTTTCGTGCTGCGAAAGTACGAGCTCGAATATTGGTTATTTTGGAACGCATTAAGAAGATCAAGTCTACTCAATGTCAGAGAACTAACGAAGATACACAACGATCTTTTCGCAATAGGTGTAGAGATTTGACTATTCAACCACAGATGGATGTACCAGGAGGGGCACCGACATCAGTTTCAGAAGAAGAGATAACAACTTTCATTGATAAGAACGAAACGCATGATGTTGATACGCACAAGGGTTCACGCGTGGCAAGGATTGGATATCCACGAGTTGATATTGAGTCGTTGGTTTGTCGACCATACGAAGTACTATCAGTTAGTTGGAGACCCACACAAGCAATGGGTACACAAGTCTTCAATTTTACACTACCCAATGCAATAGTTCCGAAGATTAAGGCTTATATTGAGAGAGCAGTGTATTGGCAACCCAGTTTTGAGGTGGAATTTCGTTTGAACGCTGCGCCACAACATTATGGGACTATTTTGATTAATCCTTTACCAGATCCCAGTACATTAGATCCAAATTATTGGAGTTTAAATGGTGCCGCGACTGGCACGTGGTCGAAGCTTAGAGCAGGTGCGAACCAGGTTCTTACAATGTCATTACCATGGATATCTCTATATGATAAAATGCGAACGAATACGACGAACGCGGCATTTGAAACGTG